CTTCTTTGCTGTTCATTTAGTTTCTCTTTGTTTTTTAGATTATACTCACGCATGTACTCAAGGTTCTTCCCTCTCCTTTTTGAGTCATTTATGCGCTTGCATTCCCTGCAGGTTCTATATTCTTCACCAACTTGCCTGCCCTTTTTTTTCACATATACAAGCGGTTCAAATTCCTCAAAAGAATGACCCTTTTTACAGTGAGTTTGTTTTTTTGTCGAAGAGCCATTTCTTCCTTTTTTAAACATATCCTTCATGTTTCCTGAATTCGTATCTAGAAAAAGATGTTCAGGATTGACGCACGGTGGATTGTCGCAATGGTGGCAGACAAGCATTCCTTTTGGTACTTCGCCTATATGGAATAGATGGCTTGAGACATGCGACCCGATTGCCGGCCTGTCTTGATAGTACTTAAAAGAGCCATAATCCTTGCTCGTCCTTCCGCCTTTCCAAATCCAGCAATCCGGATATGCCTCGCTACCGGACTTATCGACTTTCTGGAAAAATCTTTCAATGAGCGGCATATTCTTAGCCATTTTTTTTCTTTTCATTTCTAATTCGCATGCATTCCGCGCACGTCCGATACTTTCGCCCGCTTTTTTTCACAAACCACTTTTCCCCGTAAATATCAAAGTCGTGACCTTTTCTGCAGTGGTTTGATTTTTTTGGCTTTATTCCCTTTTCCTCACGCCTACGTGCAATGCGCTCTTTCTTCCATCTCTTATGGCAAGCTTTGCAATCCCGTGTGGCAAAACCGGTGCGTTTACTGATTTTGTGAATTGTGTTTTCTTCATCATAGAGATGACCGTGTTTGCAGTGCGTCTTCCTGCTCTCCTTGTGATTACCGTGGGTAACCGAATAACGCTGGTTATGGGAGCGAGTTCCAACCTCAAGGTGGTCCGGACGAACACATGGCGGATTGTTGCAAAGATGGCAAACTTCCATACCTTCGGGAACAGGACCGTTTAGTTTTTCCCAAATGTATTTATGTGTCTGGACTTTTTTATTTATCCCATTTCGCTTGCACGAAAACATGCCATACGTTTTAACCGTATTCGCAGTCCATTCCCAACAGTCTGGATAATCTGGATTAAGTCCAGATTTATCTACTTTTTCCCAGAAACGTTCGTCTTCTGGTATTGGTTTTCTTCCTGCCATGTATTTACTTTACTGGGCAGGCTCCTGTTGCACAATCTTCCATGTCGATTTCTCCATCAAACTTTGACTGGACAAGTGGAATAGTGAAATCAATCTTTGCGACAGTCTTTTCGTACTCTTCTTTTGTTATTTCCTCGTATGGAGGAAGAACAAAGTTATGGTCTGTATGAAGAAGGAATGAAACAGACTTAACGCTGTCGTTGTAATTCTTTGAAAGCCATTGCTTGATTTCCTCAAGTTCTTCCTTGCGGTAATACACAGTGACCGATACGGCATTGTCTGCCCATTCTGTCTGAAGCTTCTTGACCCACTCCAATTGCTGAACTGCTGTCATTTCACTGACCAGAATCGACCCCTGCGGTGATTCACAAGGGAACTCGACAACATAACGGGTGTGGTCTTCTCGTCCATCGATACCGATATCCCAGACGACCTTGTAACCCCTCTTACGGCAGGCTTCTACGAGTGGGTCATTCGAGCCAAAACGCACCCTACGGGTGTAATAGGCTGCAAAGGCCGGATGTATGCCCGGCGTGACTCCAGGGAGCAGAGAGAGCGTCCCAGAGGGCTGTACGGTGGTAAGACGGATAGACTTCGGAAAGCCTTTTTCTGCTGAGTACTCGGCGTCAAGGTCACGAAGGTAGTCGTATGTCGTGGAGAGCCAAGAAACCTGCTGTTCGGAGGCTTGAAGCACTCCTGTGACGCTTTGTCCGATTCTGGCATTCTTGCGAACAATCTTGGTTGTCTTTTCAAACGGGTACGAAAGTCGTGTTATCTGCTTTTGTGTCATATAAAGAAGACGAGAGATAGACATCAACTGTTTTACGGACTCTACGTTCGGTAGGAAGATTGTGGACAGGTTGCACGACTCTCCATCTGCTAGGCCGATTTCGGCACATGGGTTAAAGCCTTCGATTGAGTTATCAACGTTCTTTTCACCAAGTCGACCGACGGCTCTTGCAAGCTTTCTGTTAAGGAATCCGTATGGTTCGCCAGAACCGTCGTAACCCTTCCAAATCTCAGCAGGAATCTCGTCCCAACCATCGGCATAGATAGAGTTGTTGCTGTTTGCTCGCCATGCAGGAATGTTTCCGCCTCCCCAGTTCTTGGCACGCTGAAAAAGAACGTCGTCAGGGTCACCTGCGGCTATTTGCGCCGACCGACGCGATGAGCCGGAAACAACAACGCGACCAATAATGTTACAAATATCCAAAACATCGATAGACCGAAGCTTCTTTCCTACTCTGTTTTCCAAAACTTTACAGATGTCTTCGACGCCTTCAATAAGCGCACCAGGACCTGATGCGGTTCCGCCCATCTTGCCCAACTTTGCTCCGTACTCTCGTACAAGGATTGTTGAGTAAGTAAAAGACTTACCAGTATCAAAGTATGACTTCAATACGGCATGTAGTAGACGGCTCCAACCCTCTCGTGAGTCTGGAACAATGATGTTTGCATCGTTTGTTCTTTCGTGCGAGATAACAACGCCAGACTTGACCTTTGGAAGGTCGTGAATCTTTGAACGCTCTACTGAAAAACCAACTCCGCCACCAAGCATCAAGTAGTTAAAGAGAAACTCAAAGTCATCTATCTTTTCGATGTTTGTGAAGTAGCAGTTATTCAACGATGCTCCACCAAAAGATTCAACCATTGGAGTTCCAAGTTGCCAAAGCGCTCTGCCGCTTACTGAACACCTCAAGTGGTACATGTGGTCAAAAAGTTCTTCAGCTTCTTCTCTGGTGTAAGGAACACCAATAGCAATTGCTCCATTAACAACTCGCTGAATTGTTTCAGCCCATGTTTCAATATCGCCATTCTCTTTTAAGCGACCATAGGTGCGCAAAAAAACGATTTCACCCATTCCGTTAAAGCCCCAAGGGACTTGCTTGTTCGCGTATGAGGCAATAAATTCATCGTCAATGAGGTTCATAATTTCCTGTCAGGTAGGGTCACTTAATAACTGTGAGTAAATGAGTGTAGCGCAAAAACGAATAAAGAAAAAGTCGAGAGACGATGAAATTTATTTTATGAAACCGTATTCTTTCGCAGTGGCCAAAGGAATGTTTTTTCCCTTTTTAAAGACAAGAATCTTTGTAATTATTCCGGGCGCAATTTCACGTTCTTCAAAATAATCTTCTTCAATGTAGAAAGTTAACGAGTTGTCTAGCGAAGACGAAGTGTTGTATCCCCATATTGTCTCCGGAGCGGGAGTATCTCCTACGCAGTCTCCAGTAGGGTGACCACAGACCGGGCATGGCTGTCTGTCTGCCCTGTGGATATCTATTCCAGACGAATCATTCCTAAAGAGGGATGACTCACCAAATCCAGCACTGTTATAAAATTCAGACATAATATAAGTTTACTTAAATTAATCTCTGCATTATAAACCCTAGGTCGGAAATCTTGGATGTCGCTGTGGCTAGATTGTCTCCAGTAACGGAATCGTCTGGGTCCATCTGCAAAACCCTGCGGAGCATGGTCGGGTACTTGGTCTGGCGAGTGTATTCGTCAGCTTTTTCTGGATAAACCAACACCTCTTTCCAGCTAACTTTTCTGCCTACTTCAATCTTGTACGGCGCTGCAACCATTGAAACGGGAGAAACGTGGTCAGTATCTTCATCAATGGACGTATGACTAACGGTTATGCACTCGTAAACCGGGAGACTTTGGTCAGCAAAAGCGGTGGCAAGGTCCATGTTCTTGGTCTTGTAGGAGTCTAGGGAGCAATATCCTTCTGAAACCATAGTTATTGCAGTTGACCACATGTCCGTCCTGAGGACTTTGCATAACTCTTTACATCTATTAAATCTAGTTTCAGGGTCAAGCTTGCCAGTTTCCCCATTCATTTGGCAAATCGCTATGAGGGTGTTGTCTAGCCAGGCTAGAAAATGAATCGAGAGCTCTTCTCCTAGTCCATGTTCACTGACTGCTTCATCCTTAGCCATCTGGGCCGAGGTCAGTGCCAGTGCCATTTTACTAAAATCATTTACATATTGCTCCACGAAAAAATCTTAGTCAATGACCCCCAGAATACGGGTAAACAAATAAAGTTGTTTTACCCTGTACGACATACCCGTACGCTATTGTTTTAGCCATGAGCGATAGCAAGAAAAAAACATCATCAAAAAAAGCACCAGTCAAGAAGGCTGCAGCCAAGAAAAAGGCTCCCGCCAAAAAGGCTCCCGCCAAGAAAACTGCGGCTCCAAAGAAGAAGAGCGTTAAGCCTGCCGTTGAAGCAGCAGTAATTCATGAAGCATTGCACGAATTGGAAACGATTAAAATTAATTTTGTTGACGGAACATCTCAATTTAAAGATTTTGTTTCATCCACCACAAACGAGATTAAAGACCTCGTGAAGCAAGAAGCCCCTGCTCGCGTTGGCACCTTGAAGAGAATATTCTCAAAAATGTTTAAGCGTTAGTCTTTCCGAGAGGAAAGCTTCGCCAAAATGACAACAGAACGACGAAAAGCCCCACGTAGGACCATTGTTTCTATTGAAAAAATAGGAGCATGGGGACATTTAACGTATCAGCACAAACTTTCTTGTGGTCATATTGATGTTAGAAAACGTAAAGCTTCATCAAGTGATATCGCGTGCATGTGGTGCTTGCGCGCTAAAGAAAAACAAGTAGAGCTTAAGTCTTTTACTGCACCTTCTCCATCAAACGTTTTTTACGATGATGATTTAGCAGAACAAGAAACTCGGATAGAAAAAACTAGAGCAGCGATTGCTTCCAGAATAGGTGTTCCGATGGAAGCAGTAGATGTTGCTTCAGAAGATATCAACGGTCAACTTGTTATTCGCAGCGCAGTCGTGTATCTTTCATCTCGCGATGTAATCCGTATCGCAGGAGAATAACTTCTCCCCACGGCAAGACAGGGTTTACTAGTGAACAATATTGAACGTATAGACAGTATTCCCGAGGGTGGTAGTTGCACTGGACAAGACCTCAACATGTGGTTTCCTATGGCGGACAAATCTCAGCCAGGAAAATTCTCAGACAATTATCGCAAAGCAAAAAAAGATGCTGCACTTGCGAAGAGCATTTGCAAAGATTGTTCTGTTCGTTTAGAGTGTTTGTCATACGGCTTGTATCACGAATCTTTTGGTATATGGGGTGGAGCGTCAGAACGTGAGAGGCATCAAATGAGAAGAAAACTAAATATTGTTATGATTCCTAAAGTGCCCGTCAATCTGCTTCTGCCTCGGTGACCATCTCGATGACAAATCCTTCCTTAGAAACTGAAAATTTTCTAGCCTTATTAGACGGTGTTCGTAAGGCTGGCTCTGGATGGATTGCTCGCTGCCCATGCAGAAACGATGACGCAAACCCATCTCTCTCTGTTGGGCAAGGAATGGATGGTCGAGTTCTCGTTACCTGTCATCGAGGAATGTCCTGCAACGTAGAAGAGATATGTACTGCCGTTGGTTTAAGTGTTGCTGATTTGATGCCACGAAAAGACGATTCGGACTATCTACAGAACAAAGATTATCGTCCAGTTTCTCCACCCAAAAGCTCAGAACAGCAGAAAAAGCCAGTGGTCGCAAAATCTACACCATCAACAAAGCAAACATTGGTAGCGACTTATGACTACACGGACGAAAATGGAAAACTGTTATTCCAAAAGCTTCGATACGTAGACGAGAACGGCAAGAAAACATTTAGTCAACGAAAGCCCGACTCTAGAGGTGGCTGGGAGTACAGCCTCGGCGATATACCTAAGGTTCTTTACAATCTTCCCGCAGTTATAAACTCAAAGAAGTTTGATGCTGTCGTATGGGTTGTAGAGGGCGAAAAAGACGTAGACACGTTGACTGACGCTGGTTATATTGCTACAACTATGCCTGGTGGTGCTGGGAAATGGCTTGATATTCATACCGAACCCCTTGCTGGTTTGGTCGTGGAGATAATCGCAGACAAGGACGAGGTTGGATTAAAACACGCTTTAGATGTTTGTGAAAAACTTAAAGCGGTGGGATGTGACGCTCAAGTTTGGGTATGCCCAGAGCACAAGGACATAACAGACCATCTTGAGGCTGGAAGAGCTATTGACGAACTAGTTCCGTATTCTCCAGAAGAACCAGAACCGGAACAAATGTCTGCGGATGGATTTAATGAAGTAGTTGTTTCTGAATCAAAGATTACAGACGAACTTTCTCCTGAAGACTTGGCTCTAACCAAGATTCAAGAAATCTTAGACAGAAGCGACCTAAATAATAAACAGAAGATAGCAAAAAGCGGTCTCATTCTCGCAACGGCAACTGTTTCTTTCACCCTAGATACGGGCCGTCTTGTTCACTGGAACGATTTTATTAACGAATCCGATGGGGACTCTTACGATTGGGCTATACCTGGCCTTATTGAAAGAGGAGAAAGGGTTATTGTTGTTGCTGCCGAAGGTGTTGGTAAAACAATGTTGGCTAGACAGGTTGCTCTTCTTTCAGCGGCTGGAATACATCCGTTTTCGTTTCAACCCATGAAACCAATCACAACACTTACTGTTGACCTTGAAAACCCAGACAGAATCATTAGAAGAACTGGTCGCTCCATAGCGCTTCAAGCCATGTCGCAGGGTCGCGTGTCTCGCCTGAACGCCGAATTGTTAACTCGTCCGTCTGGTATGGATTTACTTAAGGCTAGCGATAGGGCGATTCTTGAAGAAGCGCTTGATACGGTCAAGCCTGAGCTTTTGGTCATAGGTCCTCTTTATAAGGCGTTCTTAGACCCAGGTGGCAGAACTTCTGAGTCAATCGCATTAGAAGTTGCAAAATACTTGGACACGATTAGAACCATCTATAAATGTGCTCTTTGGATTGAGCATCACGCTCCACTTGGGACAAGCATGACAAGTAGAGACCTGCGTCCGTTTGGTTCGGCGGTCTGGTCTAGGTGGCCAGAGTTCGGTATCTCTCTTCAGCCAGACCCAACGGCGTTGGGGGGCTACGTTTATGATGTACGCCATTTCCGAGGTGCTCGTGACGAGCGCCAATGGCCGACTAAAATAAAGAGAGGCGTCAGATTTCCATTTGAGGTCGTCGAGTGGTCTAAGGCTGTTAAATGAGTGACGAAAAATCAAAACCAATTACTACTAAAGAGTTTCTAAACGAAAGAGACATGCGCATTTTCAAGATGCGTCAAGCAGGAACTTCCGTAAATGAAATAGCCAGAAGATTTGGTGTTTCTTCAGCCTCAGTGTCCAGGTCTATCCAACGTCAGCTTGAAAAGATGAACAAGGAAGCCATCCTTGCCTACCCTGAAGTCCTGAGAATGGAGCTAGAGCGCCTAGACAACCTACAGCAGGCAATATGGCCCATGACGCAGCACAGGCGCATAGTCGGTGACGATGGAACAGAAATGCAGATAGAGCCGGACCTCAAGGCAATACAGCAAGTTCTATCCATAATGGACCGAAGAACGAAATTACTTGGTATGGAGCAGACGAACGTGAACGTAAACGTTGATGGAACCCTAAATCAAACAGTTCGCGCGACTATTGCTGGACAACCTGGCGTAACAATGCCTGCTATTGGTTTCGATGCCGAATCAGAAGCAAGAAAACTGTTGGAACTGATGGCGATTTCTGGGGTACTGCCAGAAGAGACTGTTCGTGCAATTCTTAGAAAAAATCAAGAAGATGAAGGTTTGATTATCGACGCTGAAGTAGTATCGGACTCAACGGAAGAGTCGAACTACAGGAACCCAAGCGATGACAATATCGAACAATGAAAACGATGAACTTGACAATATTCGCGTAGCTATGGACAAGGTTGCAGAAACCTTGACACCAACTATTTCTCCATTAATAGACGCTTCGGATGGTCCAGCAGACAAACAGGTCCTTATTCGTACCAACGACTACGAAAGAGGTAGATGGAAAGAAGCTGCCAACATCGAGCAAGTAACTCTTTCTGCGTGGATTAGAAACATTCTTAATTCCGAAGCCAAGAGATTGCTCGAATGTGACCACCCAATGGAAATGATGCGTTTCTATCCTTGGGCCAAGATATGTACTAAATGCGGTAATCGGCTTTAGTTTGCGCATATCTTCTAATGGTATTATTTAATTAAATGTCTTCCGATAATGAATTCCCCATCCCTTTCGAGGAGTCCAGACGCGGTCTGGCGGCCAACCAAGAGGAAAAAGCGGCCGTAGGGCGACTTGGTCAGTATTTAGCTTCTCGCGGAGTAAATAGACCAACAATCGGCGAGGGACGCAAGAGAAGAAGAAGCGGCAATATTCAGCTTCCTACTGGCGGCAAGCCAGGCCAAAGAAAACCTACCGGTTCTAGAAGGGACGTTGACGGGGATGGCTGGGCAGACGAAGGAACCACCAAGCCAGTATGGGTCGGAATTGACGGTCAAGCAGGGAAGCCAAATACTGTTGCTCGTCTTTCTAGTGGCATGGTGCAACTTTCACCAACAGAGCGGCACAACTATGGCCCTCTTGTGGCGTCAAAAAAGGTTCAAGCAAAAGACGTCAAAGGCAAAGGAGGAGAATACAGAATAGTCATAACGACATCAGGAACCGTAGCCGCATTTCTTGATTCGGACATTGAGAAAGAAAGAAACAACCTTCTCGACAGATTTAACGAGCTAGGCAAGAATCCTTTAACGAACAAAGACGCTCCGCTCACGTTGGGAGACATTGATGACCAGGATGTACTAAGAGGACTTCTTGGCGACCAGCGAAAAATTAAACCAGTAGCTGGAATGCAAACCTATTTGACCGGAAAGGGATATGAAGTTTTCGGAATAGAAACCAGAGAAAAACATCGCCGTCGTGGATTAGCAACGGAGATGTTTAACTTTCATCGTGAAGTATTTCCCGACCAAGACCTGCAACATAGTGATGCATTGACTGATGACGGTAGGGCTTTTGCCGACGCGACTCCCACCGTCTCCGTATCGGCAAAACTTTCGTCCGGCAAAGGACGTAACACAAAACTAAACGTTACGCGCTATGGAAAAAACGACGAGTATGCACAGGTATCGTCTTTTGAAATTGATGGCAAAATCTTTGAGCTTTCTCGCGGAGGAGACTCTCCCGGTAAAGGCATGTACAACGGTTACATCTCTGCGTTCGACGACGATAAAAACATTGCATATATCGACTACAACATGGATACAGAAAACAAGAAAGCCGTTGTGGCAATGGTTTTCACCGATGAAGAATATCGTCGTCAAGGAATAGCCGAAGCTCTTCTTGATTCTTTTGTGACGGAAAATCCCGACTATGAGATAAGCCCTGGTGGCACCACCGACGAAGGTGGAGACTGGTGGCGTTCGGTTACTGGTGGAGATGGACCAATAAAAGCAGAAAAATCTACGCAGGCACAAATTTCTACCAGTGACTCGAGGGAAACTTCATCAACAAGACTCAGCAGCGGTGCAGCTAGGCGCTATAACGCACAAAATATCTACGACCAATCGGTGGACTATAACGATAAGCGTAATCCATCAGGGCTGCTGGAAACATCCAGGGACGGCAAGGAGTATTCTTCTATTCGTTTTAACGGGGATGGCTACGACATAAAAACTTCTCAATCAGAAGATGGTTTTTCTGTATTTATCGAGGACGAAAGCGGACAAATCGCAAGCCTTACATTTTCCGAACCCCCGACAGGAGAAGCAACTAAGCTTCTTTCTTATAATGCAAGCAAGGAATCGCAAAAAGCAGGAGTCCTAGAAGCCCTTCTTGACCATGTTCTTGTCAAAAACCCAGATACAAACATTACTTCCAGTGCAGAAACTAGAAGATGGTTTAATTATGTAAACAACGGAACAGCGGATTACGGAGCAAAAGGATTCAGAAAATATGGCTTCTTTGCAAAATATAGTGACGGTGAAGACGTTCTTCGTGATGGTGACTACACTTTTGAGTCTGACCTTTTATTAAAAACGTCAAACGTCTCTTCCTCACCGGTAGTGGAGGAAGGCTTTACTCCAAAAGAATACATATGGACAGGTCAAGTTTTTAAAATTGGCAACGAATCGATAGTTTTTGGAGCCCATGAACAGGCCGAGTTTGGTGATGGAATAAAAAAACTGCCGCTCAACCCTTTTGAAATACTTAAACTCGACCCCTCTTCCGCAGAAGGAAGAAAAGCAGCACAAAAATGGTATTCAGCGGTTCATGGTGCAGAGGTTTCTGTACTTGCGGAAAGTAGCGACTTCAACGCTTCAAGCTATGTAAGCGCCCTTCTTTATGCGGCATCAAAAGGCGATAAAGACGCACAAAAAGAATTTGATGAATTTGCAAAATACAGCGACTCGCTTCTGGAAAAACTAGACAGCAAGCTCCCCGCAGTAGACAATCCAGAAAAAGCTCTTTCTCTTGATGCACGAATGATTCATCAAACTTCCTATAAACCGACAATAGATGAAAAAGGTTATTTAGTTCTTCGTCCATTGGAAGACTTTCCACAAACCGCCAAAGACGGCACAGAAGTTACGGTTAACAGAACAACACTTCATTTTGCTATAAATCATTTGGCCGAAGGACACTTGTTTAGAAAGGAAACAGAAGGCGAGTCTTACGTAATTATTGCACCGCTGGATTCCTTCATTAAGGAAAACCCAGACAGTTTAGAAAACTTTAATATAGTTGATACTGCGGCATCGCCGCCACCAGGAGATGGGCTGCGTTTTCCTCCAGGCAGTTACAAATTGGTAGAAATAAAAAAGGGCGAAGACGGGCGCAAAAAAGTAGAAGATGTATTGAGGGCCGACGGCATAGATGTGCTGGTCGGAGGAGAGCGCAATTCTGGAACGCCGGGAGCAGATAATGCTGGAAGAATCAGGGCACAAATGCTTGGCGTTTCTCCAAATGTTGCGTCCGACTTGACGCTAGCAAATCTAGAACAGGTAAATCGTACACACATCGTCGCCGAAAGACGGTATGCAGACGTTCCATCCAGTACGTCATTCGTTCAAGAAGCAAGCAAAAACGCATTACTTCGAATAGCCAACAGAAAAGAAAACACTTGGGTTTCTACGTCTAGAAAATTGAAAGACAACGATTCACTATCTGGTTCATCGGCAAGACTGGCTAGCGGCAGGGCACCAAGATACCCACGCGAACCAACGCTTGGTGCTTTCCTTGAAGGAGCGCAAGAAAGATTTGATGGCGTTAATTCTTGGGAAGAGTTCAGGGAACGCTATGCCGAAACCGAAATGGTATTTCTTGACTACGAAACAACCGGATTAGATTTTGACGAATTTGGTAAAGCAACCACAAATGGTAACCCAACGCAAATTGGTCTTGTAAGAATGAAGAACGGCAAAGAAATAGGCCGTTTAAATCTTTTCATGAACCCCGAACAGCCTCTTGGTGAATGGTCTTTAGCAAACCTTAAAGATGCAGACGGCAACCCAATAACCAACGAATGGCTTGCTACGCAAATGCCAATGGCGGAAGCCCATAGACAAGTTGCTGAGTTTATTGGACCAGACGCAATCATTGGTGTACAGAATGCAACGTTTGATAAGAGGGTGCTTGAAGACGCGCTAGAAAGAGAAGGAATAGATTGGCGTCCTTCTGGCTATCTTGACACGAGAGATATAAGCGCAATGACTTTGCCTGTATGGAGTGAAGAAAGCCCGGAAGGCCCATACATAATCGATAGAGATGGAAATAAGAAACCATCCAGCAGTCTTGCTGCAATAACTGAATATTTGGATGTTGAATTAGGTGAGGGTCACCACAACGCCGATGCCGACGCTTTTGCAACTAGCCAAGTTATGCAAAAGATAATCGATAGAGCCATTGAAAACGGCTGGTCTACTGACGTCTTCGATAAAGAAAAAAGAGACGCAAAGC